AAAGATTCTGTGTCACCTAATTGAGTTAATAGCTGAATAGTTTTTTCATAAGCAGTAATTTTTAATTGTAATTTTTCCTCTTCTGCTAACCGGGTTAAATCTATTTCATCTTCGGCATTTGCAAGTAATGTATCGAGAAGTCCGCGTTTACTTTCGGCTCTTTGAAGTTTTTCTTCAATGTCAATTTTTTTGCGTTCAAGGACTCCTTTTTTTGCTATGCTTGTTTCAATAAATTCAATCATAGTAAGCTGTTCTTTTGTAAGCTTTCCCCTTGCCTCTAAATTAGCTTTAAGATTAAAAAGTTCTAAAAGAGCAAAATCTTCTTCGGCATTAATACGTTTCTTACCTGTTAAGCCTTCAAGTTGCGCATCTTGGTAACGTTTGTTAAGGTCTTCGAGTAATTTTAAAAATTCTTCGTGTTGTTTTTTTATTTTGTCATCAGTTTCTTTTTTCTTTCTTAGTCGTTCGTCTTCACGTTCTTTTGTAAGGTTGGCTAACCTAGCCTCCATACGTCTGGTTTTTTCATCTGATTCGGCCCTTGCTCCGTTAAAATCTTTATAAGCTTGAGCAAGTTTATCGTATTCTGCTTCTGTTTCCTTACCAAATTTTATGGTTAATTTTCCAGCTGCTTCTGCTGAAGTACCCATTTTTTCGAGTTCAATATTAAGTTCTTCAAGTTTTTTCTTATTGGCACCACCAGACAAACCTTGTGCCTCTGCTCTATTTACTTCACTTTGATATAAATTACGTTCATCAAGCAAATCATTATATTTAGTACCTACTTTTATTAATTCACTAAGCGAACTATATTCCTTAATATATTGATCTAATTGCTTATAAGTCAGTCCGCTAAGGTTAGACATTATATCAAGTTGATTTTTTAATGTCTCACCTGATAACTTTGTTTTAACATTTATATTTTCCTTTTCAAGTCTACTAGCTTCTTTGAGCGCATCAATTCTCTTATCATAAGAAAGGTTTACATCATCAGAAATTTTCAACAATTTTTGCACTTCAATATTTGCAGCGGAATCCTGAACCTCTTGTGAACGACGTAAATTTTTTATCTCATTTATTTTGTCTACATACCTACCAGCAGCGGCAACAACATTATCTAAATTTCTTGGAAAATTAGTCAAATCACCCGAAACAAGAGATTTTAAAAAGAAGTCGGTTGCGTATTTAGCCTGTGTTATTTTTTTATTAAACCAGTCGGCACTATCACCAGTCGAGGCAATAGCTTTTTTTATTCCTTGCATAATCGCATACCCACCCCCAATAACAGTAAATAATTTTATAAATCCGCTTTTTAATTTATCGAATGTATCAGTTGATTTTTTTGACGAACCATTAAGTTTATCAAATTCTTTTTGTGTCTCGTTTATTTTTTTGTTAAACTTTTCAATATCTTCAGTAGTTGTTGCGCTTTTTTTCAATTCTTTAAATATTCTTAAATCTTCCTGAAGTTGTTCAAGAATTCCCTTTTGTCCATCGGAAACCTGTTTGTATTTTTTTAAATAATCCTCTTCGGATACACCAAGCCTCTTGAGTTCGTCCTGCATACCTTTCATGATTGATTCATGCTGTTCGGCGGTAAGGTTCATATTTTTTTGCCAGTCAGCATAAAAATCCCCTTCGGCTTTTTGCGAATCATTCATCGTTTTTAAGAATTCCTGATTCTTGGCTACTATCGTAAGATCAACTTCTGGCATTTTCTTTCTTTTTAAAATTTTCTACAAATGAGAAAAAATCATAAACATCAAATTTTTTAAGTTCTCGCATCGATTCCGGACGACCGGAGCAAACAATATATATTAAATCGCTCCACTGTCTTCGTTGTTCGTCGAGTTCTGTTCTGTAAAGTTGCTCTGCTCGCTTACTATTTTCTCCATTAGATTGTTCTTTAAGGAAAAATCTTGGGAAACGAATTTGTAAACTGGCAGAAAGCTCGGTACTACACTTATCGCAAACAAGAAAAAAAAATTTACATCAAATTCCTTTCCCCAAAGGCTTATTTTTTCTTTGATCAAATTTTCATCGTAAACTGTCGTGTCTTCACCTTCTTCATTGATAAACAGAGCGGCAATTCTTAACGAGACATCGTTTTTTTGTTCAATGTTAACGACCGAAGTCATAAGGTTATGAAGTTGAACGGCTGTTTCTGCAAACTTTGAGGCATTGATATAATCCCATGCTTTACGGAGTCCTAACATAAAACTTTTAATATCAGTGCTATAACCAAACTCTAAAGAAAATTCTTTCAGTTTTTCAAACCTATTGAAAGATAGTGTTTTATGAACAAAGTATTTTTTACCCTGGCATTCGAAAGATGTTGATCCGGCCGGTATTTGTTTTAGTTCCATGTTAGTAGTTTATCAATTAGTACAACAAAAAATATGGTAAAAGAAATAAGTAAAATATGATCTATAAGATTGTAAGATGTGCAAGTAACTACGTAATACCATAAGGCCATTTGACCTGATACGCATTTAGAACATCCGATTAAAGGATAAAAAGCCCAATCCGGTAACCATTTTTCATTCATTGAGTCCAACCACCGGTAAAGCGGGTTTAGAATCATTCCCGGTTCAGTTAAGATAACTGAATAAACATATGCGACAACTGCAATATTAAGAGCTAACAAATACATGGTGTTCCTTTCTCAAATTCGTTAACACAATGAAGGTTTACCCGGTAATTAACTGATATGTTCAGCATGAAAAAATCAAAAGGATAAAGTAAATATTGAGTTACCTTTTCATCATAAGAATATTTTGAAAATATCCCGTTTGATTTTATTGCCTCACTTACGCCAGTTATTCTTACGTCCCTTATAGGGTAGTAATTATTATCATTGATTGGGAATTCCGGTAAATGTGCAAGTATCGAAAGAAGTACGGCTGTAGAAGTTGTGCAAGCGGAACATTCACCGAGTTTTTTTAGATTCATCCAACAAACAAGATTTAAACGAGAATCAAACCGCGCCCAATTATTTGCCTCTTTTGAGATTGTCGAGCCACCATCTTCAAAGTAAATAATTGAAGGATATTTCGAATCGGGTACTAAATTTTGATATTTGCCGGCTATACATTCGTCTAAAGTAATATCACACGATACCGGGAATATTTTTTGAACCTTAGCATTTTCAGGGCCTAATACATTTATCATAACTGGCCGGGTAAGTCCTGCAATCTTCCCGATGAAATCCAAATCTTCGAGCTTTCCTTTTAATATGTTTGCAATTTTCTCATTCATAATCCTGCACGTGTAAAAACTTCGTTTATTCTTTGTACATAAGATTCCTGTAATTCTGCAACTTCAACATTTGATAAGTCAAGTATTTGACCGAATCGATCAACGTTATAACCTAAAATATCTCTGTTCGTTCCTTTTGCGCTTATTACCACTTTACCTTCATTTGCTTCGGCTGTTGAACTTACTATACTCACACTATTCCACATCCTATTAGTAAAAGAAAAATCGGTATAACCTTTGTATTTATTCGAATTGTTCTTGTTTTTTGTTTCTGGTCTGTGTTTCACAAGACCTTGTTTAAATCGTTTATATTGTTTCGTATAATCCCGATAATTAACACCCTCAGCATTAACACCAAATTCCTGAACCCTGTCTTTAATCATTTGAACAGCATCCTCACAGGTAGCAATTAAGGCATTACCCATTTCTGATTCTAGGTTTAAATTGTCGAAAGATGCCATACGTTGTTCAGGTGTCATAATTTTTGAAATCCTTTCGTAAGTGGATATGCAGGTTTACATGTTAAGCATCCAAACTGTTCTACATCAATAGACTTGGCGATATAATCAATCATTTTTGAATAGGATAAATTATAAACTTCTCTGTTGTTGTTAATAGCTTCAAGGCCTAATGCAGTATATCTGCTAATTTCCTGCGTGTCCAAAAATTCATCCATTAGGTATTCACCTGACTTATACATTATAGCCGATGCGATGGATTGATCGATAATGTTCGTATCGTAATCGGACATATCACTACATAGATAAATCATTGGATCACATATGTAAGACCCAATAAGAATAAGGCCGTTCATATTTTGCCCGGTTGACCATTCATCAAGTATACTCAAGTCGTTTCCAGTAATACCCCCGACCATTGCGAATTGTCTCCATCTATCTTTAGTTGCCTTACCGGTTGCAAAACATGGGTTTTTACGGTTAAAACACCAACTTACACCACCACACCCACAAGTTGTATTGTTATCTTTTGGAATATTCCCGGCAGCCGAATAAACAAAGTAGTATTCAATGTTTTCATATTCATCATTCCATAATGGTAATTCAATAGCTGTAAATGGATTCGACTCGACTCTATTGGCAACCGTATTAACTGATATGGTAGTGATTTTATCGGGTGAAAGATTCGAATATACATCAATGTCAAATGTCCCGGTAGTGCCAAAGATTGTATTTATTCCGGATAGTTTAAATATGCCTCCTCTTATATCGTTAGCATAAAAACTTACCCCGGCGTAAGTTTGAGAAAGTGTAAGATTACGAGTGTATTTTTGGCTTCCGATATTACCTTTAAAAATATCATAACGAGGCTTGTTATACTTCATTATTTCCTGCATAACATCGATCTGAAACGTACGAATAGCATTTTCCCTTGCCCGTTCTATTTTTGTCCAAAGATCATTCGCTCCACCGGTTTCTTCGACAAATCTCAGATTAATCCCTTTAAGCTCGTCGAGATATAAGCCAGAATTCGAATAATCATAATCGGGTGGTATATTGCTATTATCTAAACATAAATCCGGAGTTCGGGTTATGCCTATAATATTGTTCCAACAATCTCTAAGTACACTCATTTTTCTTGTATTAAAAAAGGGCTGGGTAAATTTAGCCCAACCCTTTTAAATTCATTAAAACATTAAGTTATTTTATGCACCGTTTCCGCATTCGAATGCTAAGATACCGGTATTTGTTTCAGAACATGGAGCAGGATTAACAGCAAATACACCATGAAGTTGAATTTTAAAAGCGTCGTAATATTCGTTGTTCAAACAGGTTGATTGAACAAATACATCATAATTAATGCCTGGTAAATTAAATGACGGGATACTGTATGCTACAGTATCAGCAGGTAGTTTTTGTGGGCTCCCTGGTGTATTAGGATACCATGCGCGTGATTTAAAAGCAACAGCAGTCTTATGTAACATATAGGTTTTAGCATAATCATTTATAAGATTAACTATGTCCTGATACGTTTTTATAGATGTTACTTTTGCAGCACCACCCTTACCGTCTGCGTTACCTGATTCAATCATTTTATTCCAAATCATCATATACATATTTTGACCGTCGATCAAATACGTACCTCTGAATTTATTAATTGCTTCTACAAGTTTGAAATATCCAAAGATGTTTTCATTCCAGTAATTGGCTGCGATGTAAGTAGTCGTTCCTACAACGTTACCAGGTGAACCTACGAAAGCATTAACACCGGCGTTTGCATCGATACCAGCAAGAATATACTGAGCAACCCATTCATCTAAAGCTTTCATATGGACGCCCATATTGAATGCTTCTGATTTTTGTTTATCAATGGTTCTCCCACGATATTCTTTTATAGGAATTTTAAATGAAGTTTCACGTAAACAAGTCATTTCATATTCCTTACAAATTGGCGTGGCGTCATCCCCATCAATGGTACAATCGGTTGAACATTCCTGAGTGGTCACGTCACATTTTTGTAACCATTCCAGAGAAACTTTTTTATTCTTACCCGGGGTATTTAATTCGGTCATTTTTACTTGCTGATTTTCCAAAACAGCCTTTGCGACCACTACGTCAGCAATTAGATCATTATTGGTAATAGGATCAGCAAAATTATCTTCAAGCATAGCCTGAACGGTTGGCAAATATCCACAATCGATTATTGCAATATCACTCATTTTATTAGTTTTTACGAGTACTTAAACAATGCCCGCTGTTTTTGCAGCCGACATAATCGCAGCTCTATCTTCAGCAGTTTTAGCCTCAGCCATTTTCTGTGAAAATTCGCTTTGATCTTTGATAACAATCGCTTGTGTGTTGTTTTGCTGATTTTGATTACCTGAATTACCTCGTTGATTGGCCTGCCGTTTATCGAAATATTTTATTCCTATTTGATCAATATGATCTTTGAAAGAAATCATTCGACCGTGTGCATCTTCGGCGGGGTTTCCATCTTTATCAAGAACAATGGGTTCACCATTTTCCTGTAAAGAATAATTTCCAGCCTCAAGTTCACGGGCAAAAACATTTTTAAAATTAGCAGCCCTTTGCGGGTCTTCGGGTAAAACAAAATTAGTTTCTAAATATGTTAAACCATGTTTAGCAACTTCACCAAGCGTTTGTTTTTTATTCCATTCCGATTCACGGCTTTCGAATTTATCCTGCCATTCTTTATCTTTTGTTGATAAAGTTTTTTCCCATTCTGCACGTTTTGCGATAAAGGCCGGATGTTTTTCAATATCCGAAGGGTCAACTTTTTTGGTTAACTTTTCTTTTAATTCGCTCGTTTGGGCTTCAACAACAAAATCAATCAGTTCGGCTCCGATAAGTTCGGAATCAGTTATGTCGTACTTTTCTTTCAGGTGTGATTCAATCTTTTGATGGGCTTTTTTTTCACCAAGTTTGAACTGGTCGCTTTTTTCCTGTTTGAATCGTGCAACACGTTCGGAATCTTTTGTTAATAATGGGTCAACTGTGGTTAACTCCCCGGCATCGTTATATAGGCTTGCTAATTCCTCGTCTGTTACATTATAGATTTTTTTAAAGAATCTGCTTAAACTTTCTTTTTCTTCGTTAGTCATTTATTTCGTTTTGAGTTTCTTTTTCCTGGTGTGTTTTTGTTGCACCTACTTTTGATTTGATAATTATCTCTTCCGGAATAGGCGCTTTGATCTTTGCTTTTTCGTCCCATGAATTTATCAACTTGAATTTTTTACGCATATCGAGAGCTTTAAATGTAGCCTCATCGATTACGTAATCTTTATGGGTTTTTCTGTTTTCAACTTCATAGGTCATTTTTTCGGCCCTTTCTTAACTGGTTTAGTTTTACTAATCAGTTCTTCCGGAACGTCGGCTTTTTGCTTTACTATTTCAGTGGGCTTTACGTCGACTGCACCCGCAACCATTTTTTTTTGGATTAATTCGGGCGGGATTATAACGGTGGTATTTGGAGCAGAAGAAATTGCAGTCCATCCATATTTGTCAGCTGGCATATTCTTCCATTGGGTATCTGAAAATTGGCGGGTAATGCCGTTTTTTGTCGCTGTAATAGGCATAGTATTTTACTTTTAAAGTTGATATAAAAATAGTTTGTTTTTTACTTTTTAAATATTACATTTGTACATAATCGTAATATATGGAAAATAGTCACTATAACATTTCCGGAAAACGTGTAAAACAGCTTAGAGACAACTATAATTTAACACAAATGGACTTAGCCTGTGAAACAAATTTAGAACAAAGAGTTATCTCTAAAATAGAAAGTGATAAGTATAAACAGATAACCTTTTGCACCGTGGTTAAAATAGCAAGGTTTTTTAATGTCCCAATTGATAGTTTAATAAAGAAATGATATGAAAATAATTAACAAAACTGAATTTTATAAATTACCTTCTGGTACTTTATACAATGATTTTACCCCTAATGTGTTCATGGGACTTAAAATAAAACTCGAAACATTAGAAAATGATAACTACGAACCGATTGATTTTATGTATCAGGAAATTATTGGCAATGTTGAGTTAAAATGTGAAGACGTTTTAAGTGGAGAATTTAAAAATGATTATAACGAGCCAGATAGGGATGGGATGTACGAAAAAAATCAAATGTTTGCCATTTATGACCAAAAAGATGTCAAGATGCTAATTCATAAATTACAATCACTAATACTTAAATAAAATGAACAAAGAAGATGAATCACATTTGAAATTTTTAGGAGTACATGCCGAGGTTATTGAATTCATGAAAAATCAACAAAATATAAATAAAATGGAACTATTAACAGCAAAAGAAGCTAGAGAAATATCAGAAAATTTAAATCCAGAAATTAATAAATTGTTTGGGCGTATTTTGAACGAGATTAATGAAACTGCTAAAAATGGCGAATTTCAAATAATTGTATGTAATAATTTATTTGATAAAGCAATGGCATGTAAACTAAATACCTTGGGTTATGAAATAATAGAAAGAGGAACTACAATTGACGGAATACGTAATTACATTATAACATGGTAGTATGAAAACAGATTTAGAAACTACAAAACTAACAGATGAAGAAATAGAAAAAGTTCAGGAATGTTTTGAATTGGCTTTGTATAAATCCTTACATGAAAAATATAAAAAATTTATATATTGGAATGACTGTTTTATTGGTTGTGTATTTGGGATATTTTTAATGATAATTATAATCGGATTCTTGACTTAAGTCATTTCTTTTAATTCTGGTCTCAATCTTATAGCCGTAATCTTATCAACCCATGAGTGCGAATGCCTACACCCAAATCCCCCGCAATGAAGCTCTCCTTTATACCCCGGAAACTTTGCAATGTAACTTGGAATAAGTCCGTTTGAATCTTTCCAATTTTTTAAGTCTTCAATTTCTTTACGTGTCAATACTTTGCCATTATAAAATTCGCATAATTCCCGTGAAGTTTCAATTAATCCCCCTTGGTAAACAGCGTAATTTAATTTGAATTCAGTCGAAAGAGTATTTGCATAGGCCCTATCGTACTCATTATATTGATCGTATGCGAATTGTCTATAGTATTGCTGAAACTTCCCATCAACCTGATCGTTACCGATAGTTTTATATTTTAAGAGTGTTTTGTATTCATCAATTGGCATTTGTCCGGTTACTGCCCTTGTAGTTATCTGTTTTAAATCATTAACCAATGTACGATCTTTAATAAATGAATCTAAAAAACCACCTTCAACCAATTCGTTTTTTGTGCCAACACCAATGCGGGCTTTCATAAACTCGTCGGTATTGCTTACAACTGAGGCAAATCTTTTTTTTATTGAATCGTTTGTAGTGAATTCTTTGAAATAATCTTTTTCAAATTTGCCTATTCCTAACAATCCTTTCCCGAATTCCTTTATAATAGGTATTTGAGTCGTGGCATTAAATTGTTCATATGTCTGCTCAAGTTGGCTTATTAATCGGATATTCTTTGTGGTTTGTTTTATTTGCCCATTTTCGGTGTCAAGTTCGCTTACTATATCGCTAATGACTTTATTCAATAACTTATCCTGCATCAAAAGAACATTCTTTTCAAGTCTATTCCTCTGTGAATTTAAGTATTCCTCTTTCGCGTCGAATATGTCTTGTAAGTTTTTAGGCAGTTTAGCCATTTAGGTATTCTTTTTTAAGTCTTTGATAGATCGTTAAAGCCGTTTCTATATCTAAATCTATTTGAGCAAAATTAAGAAATTTCATGATACTTTGTTCAATAGTTATGCCGGGAATAATATTTTTTTGAGCTTCAACCCAAAAAAATATACCTAAATTCTCAAAGTTTTTCCGGTATATCGTGGGTATTAGCTTTAATATTTCTTTGTCTTTCGGCATATTTTTCGTATTCTTTAATTGTTAAGTCGAGATATTTTTCTGCTGAATTATTCCGCAGGGCGTTAAGAGTTTTTGAACCACCGCCAATATGGTTCACAATAGAATTACAAACGACGGCATGTTTTATATTGTTGTCTTTTAATTGATCCGCATACGCATTATCTGAACACCAAAATTTATATGTTTCGTCGAGTTTTTTAATTGTCTGTAAAATTTCTCTATTTATAACAATACACCACCCTAGCATTTCCCATCCTATTTGATAGCCGTAATGAATTTCATTTGCTGGTCGGTATGGTTGCGGGTTCGGGTTATATCGGGAATAAGGCGAAGCACTCAAAAGTTCGAAATGGTTCATTACATCGGTTATTTTATCCCATCCCGGCTCAAATACAAGGTCGTTATTGCAAAGTGCTATGTATTCGCTGTTAGTGTGTTCGATTCCCCAATTAAGACATTTGTTATAGTTAAAATCCTTTGTCCAAAATAGTGTTTGACAGTTATATGGTTTTGCCTGTGAATTAGTCTCAATAACAATACATTCCACGCCTGAACTTTTAATTGCCTGTTCGGTAATTATTCGATGATAGTTCGATTTCTGGCAGCTTACTAAAATAGCGGAAATATTCATATTACTTCCTTTGCATTTAGTTTTAAAAACTCATAATACTCAAAAGGGTTAAACCGATCCCCTGGTTCGTCCGGCCAAAAACTCAAACGTTCTGTTTTGTTGCGATCGCTTAACCGGTCGTTTCTCTTTAGAATATCAGAAATAAAACCTATTCCTAATACCTTGTAATGTAGTAATTTTATTTCAGATTTGCATATTGATTCGACAGTATAACATTCGTGCGCTCCAAATGAGTATTTTAAATTGACCGATGGGTTAAAGATTATACATTTATCATAATTAGGTTCACGGATTCCAGTTTTAATAAGATCGTAAATCTGTTCTTTAGACACCATGAGAATTTCGGAAAACATCTGGTATCCTTCAGGCTTTATGACTTTAAAATTATCATTTTTACAATATTGTAGATAGTACAATAAATTAGGATGATACAAAAACTCATCAAAATCAACGTTGAAAATCCAATCGCAATCTTTGAATTCTTTCCATGCGTTATTTTTAAATTCCCGGTGTTCGTAGTCATCAAAGGTTTTACTTTCAAGATCAAACACGGTAACCTTAGGATTTTTTAAAAGTAGTTCTTTGGTTCCATCTGTAGAAAGGTTATCCCATATATAATAATTATCAACATATTGGTCATAATGCCTGAAAAAATACGGCACCAGTCGAGCCTCGTTGTACGTTTTGGTGATAAGATTTATTTTGCAAGTGTCCATATGTGCATTCCTATTTGTTCCTGTTTTACTATTTTCATATGTAAAAGTGTAAATAATCCTTTAACCAGTTCGGCATCGAAACAATGATGATGAATAGCTCTATATTTTAGGTTATCCTTTAAGCTTTTAACATAATTCTCGTAATCGTACCCGCCGTTATTCTCAAATAATTCAATGGCTTCTTTTATATGTGTTTCGTCGCTTTCTTGAATGTCGTTATACCAATCCATTACAATATGATCTAACCGGGTTAATGGCCTTTTGCAATCGAACATCATAGATTTATCAGGAATAATAGAAAGGATTATCCCGTCATGTTCAAGAATGCTTTGCCAGCTTCTTATTGCTTTTAAAGGATTTGCTATGTGTTCAATAACATGCGAGCAAATAATAAGATCGTAAAATTTATCTGATTTTACTTCGACAACGTCTTGGTTAAATTGCTTTCCCTTCCCGATGTATGTTTCTTTAAATTCTTTTTGCCAATAGTTATTATCAAATAGATTGTACCCATCAATGTCAGGGAACAGTTTATAAATATCTTCAAAAAGTGGAGACGGGCCGCCGAACTCGGCAATTGATTTACAGTGGTTAATTAGTTCTTTCATTTTAATAACCTAATTACTTCTATTATTTTTAATAAAAAAATTACTAAAAATATCAATATATTAATTCCACTTATTGTTATAAAAATGTAGTCTAGTATATTCATAATTTAGTCTTCCAAATGATACCCGCCCGTTCTATTCACTGTAGAACACCACGGATGATTTACATATATTTTTTCAGGATTCCTATTGTCGTTATAAACCCATTCCGAGTGAATAAGCAAATGACTCATTCCTTTGTCGTGAATATCTTTCATTGTTGATAGCATTGGCGCACCATGTTTTTCTGGCATCGCATATTGCATAACAACATCTCTGTTTACTAACATGATTGCAGGGTGTAAATACCTATACCCGCCTTCAGTCATTTCGCTCTCTCTTAATCCGTGCGCACCTTTTCGGCTGCCAACATTCCAACCTTTTTCGTCTACAAATTGACAATCGCCAATTCCGTAAGCATCTTTTGGTAGGTTCCTTTTGAGGTCTTCAAGAAATCCCTTTTTTAATATTGTTACATCGGAATCGAGTACTAAAATTTGTTTATCTTTCAGGTAGTTAAATCCATAGGTCATTCCTCCTGCATGGTGAATATTGTAATCGAAATGGTGAATCTCTATATCTTTAAAGTCTTTTAATAGCTCTTTCAGTTCGTTGTATTTGTCGGCATCCGACCCATCAACTATTAAGAAAGGATTATTGTAAAACTTCCGGAATGAGGAAACAAGATTTAAGATTAAATCGGGGGTATTATAATTGACTGTTAAAACTGGAATCATAACTTATTGATTTATAATATCATAACCTTTTCCACCGGGATGGTCAGGAATATGACAAACATGATATTGAGGTGTTACTATTTTAGCTGTATTTGGGTATTTATGAACAAGTTCTTGGTTAAACCAAAAATCATGGCCATAATCTTTATTCTCTGGCCACATAACTTCGCAGGATCGTTTAAAACAAACATTTGATGTTCCATTGTACCCAATGCGATTGATATAACACGGATTTTCATACCACGTTTTAGTTAACTCACGGTAACGAAGATCGCAATACCAAACCCAATCGTAATCTCTCAGATTGTCGTTGATAATTTTCAGATGATCTTTCCCGTAATAGTCATCTATATCTAAGTATAGGCAATAATCGCCTTTCGCCTGTAATTTACCAACGTTTCGAGGTACTCCAGACCAAATAGGTTGTTTAGGAATAAAATAGCAGCTTACCTTTTCATTTCCGTCGAATTCTTTGCTTATAATATCGAAAGTCTTTTCACATCCATCGGCGATTACTATAACCTCAGCATCGTTGAAAGATTGGTTAAAAACAGATTTAACGGCATTCACTATCTTTATATCCCTATCCTTGGCAGCCCGTGGGTATTCCCCTAAAAACGATTGCATGATGATTGAGAATTTAGGCATATTTCAAAGATTTAAACATTAGTGTCCAAGTTGTTGGAATGCAATTCTTTTGCAAATATTCGGTTTCTTCTTTGAGCAATTCAAACCCGGCCTCGGTGAATATTCTTATCCATTCGTCGGTTGGTTTTAAATTCACATGCCCCCACTGTTCATCAAATTCGGGTGTATCTTTGTGAGGTGTTGAACTGAATATGAAATATTCGCAATAAGTATGAAGTTTCTTAATGAATGGTACAAGATATTTATCTTGAATGTGTTCAAATACCTCAATTGAGGTAATAATATCATACTTTCCTATTGCTGTTTTTGTGAAATCATACCGAAAAACATTTTTTACCCCATATTCAACTTGAAGGTTTAACGAATATGGATTCCGCTCAACTAAATGAGCTTTTACACCGGCATCCTGAAGTATTTTAGTTAAAGGAGAATTCCCTGCCCCGAGGTCGAGATGTGAATCAACATACCCGGCGTGGAACTGAAGTATAAACTTAGCCAGTTTTTCATGAACATCATAAAATCCTTTATTCGATCCACCCGGGTAAAGTCCGTGTTCAATTTCCCAATCAAAGAATTGTTTATCTGTAAATCTCATATTATCGCTTTTTACTTGTTCCAAGTTCAGTCATATACACGCATTGATTACACATCATTGCGTAACTCATTTGCTTTGTTCCTAATTTTCTGGCTTTCTCGTTATACTCATCTCTGAAGGTCTTTCCATGAACCAAGATAAGACTTTTATCATAATTTTTTGAGTTCACCTTTTTTGTTGGCATTACAAAATACTGTTTGCCACTAACTTTATAATACTTATCTGCTTTTTCAATAAGCTTTTCAAGGTTTGTTTTGCGCCTGAAAAGGTCTTTTAAAAATGTAATCATATCGCGTTCGTTTAGAATTTGATTATTGTCCGTAGTTTATTTGTTGAATTTCTTTAGGTTTTTCCTTATTAAGCGTGGCAGTTCTTTCTTCCACTTTCTTCACAACTAAATCGTAAATCTTTTTTTCATCGAGATCGTAAAACCATGGCTCCTGATTTTCCCGTTCTAACTCAGCAAAGATGTTAAATAAATTAGTATAAAGCACCTGATCGAACTTACTTACAAGGTTTGAAGAGATCATAAGTTTTACTTCGTCGGGTGTATTCCCCCGGAATGGATTATATTTATTTATCGTTCTTATTTTCTTGAGTTCATCGGGCCGGTCGTAATAAAGAATTTCATTTATGTCATCTTCAATAGCTGATATGGTTGCAATAGAAGCTTTTGAATCATAGGCAGCTTTTAAGTCTCCCATCAGTTCATTAAGAGTTTTAAGCTTAAAATCATACGGGAATTTATGAGTTATAATAATGTCTGGTTGAGTTTTGTTATTTTCCCGTACAGTCTTTACGTTATCTGTGTAAACGGCGATAAAATAAACATGATGTGTTCTAACCTCTGAATAATGCCGGGCAAATGGTAAAAGTGTATCATTCATATTGTCCCGGTTCAATAGTTGTTCCGTTGCGGTTGTGCTGACCTCACTTTTTGAAATTAAATCAACGTTGAAAATAGTTGTGTGAATATCGATCTTAAGTTGGTTGATGTAATCCTTTTGGAAAGTAAGAAGCTCAATTGGGGGTGTTTTATAAACCAACAAACCATTAAGATCAAGCATTTCTTCTTTACTTCGTGGCATCGGCAAAGAAATAATTTGCTGAACTCCAGAATGTGCTTGAACCATTCCAGTACCGTTACAGGAAGGACAATTTGATCCGTCTGGCATTATACCGCTATTACACCCTTCATGCGTACACGTTGGCATATAAGCATACCTTTGTGCAAAGGTAATCATTGCATTGCTTTGATCGAACTCACTATTTATCTTTAAAGTTTTTTCAAGGTAAGGCATTGCACAATCAAAAATCGAAAGGAATGTTCTATATTGTGTCTTTGGATCGCAAAGATACCCAAATCTAATTGCTGCCGGGGTTAAATCAGGATCTGTTTTAGCTTTAACCGTGAAGACTTCCTTTAAATATCGTTCGTCTTTTATAATTATCGATTCCTGGTTAGGTTGTAAAACATATTCTTTAGATACATTCTGAATAACAATAGTCTCGTTCCCTGCGTAAAGAGTATACTTTTTACCGTCTTTTTCTTTGCCTTCTTCCTGGTACTTTATGTCCAACATTACAATAACATAGTCAAGAATGCCGTTGTTTAACTTAAAATCAATAACTTGATCTGAGGTTGCAATAAATGGATATGGCTGTGCCTTTCTTAATGGATCATTAGTTTCAAATTCAACAATTGACCAGGCGTTAGGGTCATGATAGTTAAATTCGATGAAAAGAACTTCCAGAAATTCATCGAGCGACCTGGTTCCGTTAAACGTTTCAATGTATTCGTTTATTTCCTTTATCGCGTCTTCTTTATTCTTTGTAATGAAGTCAATTTTATTGTATTCAGGCTTCTTCCTGAGGGACTTATTAAAAGGTATCTTTGTAGAGTTAAGAATCGACTTGGTTATGTGTTTGGTGAGTAATTTTCTTTGATCGAATTCCTCTTTTGTTTCGGTTGAAGTCACCTGTTGCAACATTTCATCAAGGCCAAAGCCGGTATAATAAGCGAAATACTTAGTTGCTAATTCACAGACTCTTTTATAATCGATATGTCGAATATCTTTTTCAATAACTAAGGGTAGGTAATCGAGGGCGGTTTGAAGTTCCATTTTTGAAAAGTTTTCGAAAGGTATTAAAAATAATTCATTTAATATACTGCATGTTGTCAAAAAATGATTTAAAAACTGTAACAGTTTGATAATCAAAACAATCTGAAAAGTGCCCAAATTGTTCGTAAGATTGCCCAGTAACCTTATCGAGTACTTTCTTTTTTAGCTTTGTTCCGTCAATGTCTTCTTTTACGCTCTCTAAGTCAGCGATAAGATATTTACATTTAGGATCAATTATAACCTCAATAGGATAACGATTATCAAATATACGGTTAATAAAATCACGGCGTTTTGTTACTGACGGGTTGGAATAAGGCACCCGGTTTGAGGTGTTAGAAAGAAAGCGTTTAAATTTGCGTTCGATTATTTCGTAATCGTTGTATTGGCTTCGTGTATCTCTTTTCTTTCCCGATGCATCGCCGTAATAAAATATCCTTTGCACGTCGGTATACCTGGTTAGAAATTCATCGCATAGACATTCCGTTTTATTCTTTGGGTTCGAAAGGGCGATTTCATCAATGAATTTTAAGATATATTTTTCGTATTCTTTTGATATTTGAGCTATTGTGCAGGAAATATAAGGAACAACGTTTTGATCGAATGAAATATGATAGGTTCCGGATTCATCGTTTTCTATTTGCTTTACATGTTTGTTAAACTTAAACGAGCTGTAAAACTCCGCGCCTGTTCTTATTCTTCCCCATTCACCTTTAACGTATATCCTATAAAGATTCTCATCACCTGCGATCCTTTCCGTGAGAAGTTTTATATACTCTTCATCAATAAATTTATTATCTAAATATGTTGAATGGCAAATAGTACGATTATCGAGTTCTTTATCGAACAATTCAGCTTTTATCCAATGGGTTTCATCGATAGGGTTGAATGTTATTATAAATTGCTTATAACTTTCTGTTTCGCCTCTTAATCGTAAATCTAATTGGTCGAAATCCGTTTTTTCTAATTCCGTTGCTTCCTCAATCCATATACTTGTTATTCCTTGAATTGATTTTAATTTTTCAACATCATCTAGGCCAGTGGTTAATATTTCACTTCCATTATTGAAATGATAACTTAGGTTAGTCTTGTTTGCTGTTACTAAACTTGAGATATTATATTCAGAAATTAAATCGCCTAAAGCTTTAAAAACTGAATTCTGAATTGTATTTGCTATCTTTCTAACAACAAGAATACGATGACCAGGTTCATTAAGACATCGAATAAGTATTTTCTGAACTGCAAAAATAGACTTTCCGGAACCGGAACCACCAAATAAAATTAGATACCTGGAATCATTTGAAAGCAAATTATAATAAATGTCGTTTATGTAACAATTTACTTTCAATTTATAGTTTTTAAATGTGTTTTACTTTCAATAATGCGATTCGCTCCGGAAATAAATTTTCATTCTTTAATTTTAGAAGCTGGTAAAATAAAGAATTCTATTTTTTCACCAAGGGTTGAATGGTCTATTTCTGATTTGTCTTTCCAATCCATATTTTTTAATGCAAAAATAGCTCCTGTAGAATTGCCGTATTGTAATTGTTCCTCATAAAGTTTTTCAATTCTTAATCGAGCTTTTTTAATTGTGTAAGAAAACCCCTGTCGTTTCTCATAATCGTAAAATGATTGTCGGCTTTCAAAACCAAGGTAAAAACATAATCCTGTTATTGTTGGTATTTCAACTGTTACGGGGTATTTATTTGGTCCAGATCCACAAACAAAGGTTCTTTTGTCAACCCCTTCGATAAAGTATTCTTCAATCATTTCCTGTAACTGTTCCGGAGTTTCAAATAATGGCGGTCTACCGCCTTCGTTTATTTCTTCGTCTTCGCTCATACTTTCAATTTAAACAATACTTCATAAACCCTTTCATTACCTTTGGCGACAATGGTTTAACCTCGACAAGTTTACGCCGTGGTACTGGCACTCTGATTGGTGCCTCGCTGGTATGAAAGGTTTGTTTCACTGTGATTCATAAAGTATTAATTTGCGCGGACAATAGGATTCGAACCCATAATAGCCATAAGCTAACCCACTTGACAACATTGTACACTGTTGCTTTGTCCACAGTATATTAGGGCAAATATACGATATTTTTTTAATAAAACAAAACCCGGAAAGTGTGCATTGTTAAGAGGCATTCCGGGTGTATTTTTACACTAGTTTAAAAACTAATGATTTTTTGCGGCCCGATTAAATCAAGCGGACTTAATCAAGTCGACTTTATATAAAAGTACGAATTATTTTATTAAAACGCAAAACCCGATAAAACTTTAATTCTACCGGGTTTCGAGTTCCTTCTTCCATTTGGTAAGATGAATAAAATCACAGACAGTGTCTATAATTTACGACTCAACAACACACAAATATACAAAATCTTTTTGAAATAAAAAAACCCTGCGAATTTCTCAACTGGCAGGGCAAGGAGGTAAATTGTATAATTCTAACCAAATTATTTTATGAAAAAACAAATATACGACATTTTATTTATTTGCAATCCTTTTTAGCTCTAGATAATCATCGACAGCCTCAATAAATGCTAAAGCTGCATCCTTTTCTGTTTCGCCTTCAAAGGTTATGAGGTCTTTAATATGCGATAATTTACCGAAGTAAACTTTTTCGTCTTCGTTAAAGTCGTATAGTCCTACGTAATTTTTATAAATTATTATCATTTTTCAATTTATTTATTTGCACAACATTTTTTATACTTCTTTCCACTACCACAGGGGCATTTTTCGTTACGTCTTACTTTTGGTTCGGTTCGCACGTCAACCAGTTTACCTTTAAGAGACTTTTTACTTGGTGGATCAGGGGAATACATGTTTCCTGCCTGTGCAGCCAAACCCATTAATGATACACCTAAATACGCGTTTATTTTATTCATTTTGGTTTTATTTAATTATTTCTTTTAAGACATTTTGCGATAGTGTATGCGGCAAACCATGACATTCCAACTTCTATACATTTTATAAGTTTATCTGATTTTCTGTGGTTAAAAACCTCCCACCACATCCACGTAAAAACTTCCTCTGCTGGTGCAAATTTTATAGCACGGTCTATCATCTGTTTTTGTTCTTGTGTCAATTTTCTCATTTTTTTTTAAATTACAAAGCCCGCCAAAAGGTGTGTGAGAACCTAATGAACGGGCTTCGGGTTAAAACAACCAATGTTTTATTCTCACACACCGTAAAGATAGTAAATTATTCAATAAGTAAATCAGGATTTTCGTAAATATTGCCGATTACTGCACTAGTATCTGACCAATTTTTAGTTAAAAATGTGATTGAATTAAAACTTTGTACGCAAAAACACGCACCCCATTTTTCTGATTTTCCGAAAGAGATAAAAAACATTTTTGAGAATAATTCAACTTTCAAAATATCACCTTCGTAAATCTCTTTCCCGTTTTTATCCTTTAGGCCGGTAAATTGCATTAATTCAAATCTTTTTGTAACTGGATTGTCAAATGTTGGATTACTACCATCTGGCAATCCAAAGGCGTTGCATAATGATATTCCCCCATTCCACTCAATAATTATCAATTGACTCGAAGATCCTGATCCGATGCAACCATTAATTATCATTTCTTTTTCTTGGTTATCCCAAGCTCTAAATTTAATTTCTCTGTTCATATTATTAGTTATTTAATGGTTTCTTTCAATACGTTGTTCTTTTTTTCTTCTTTTAAAGGACACCACACCGGGAACGTACCTTGGTCGTCAGTTTCTTTAAAGATTCGCCCGCATTGTTTATCATACCGTTTATGGTTGCAATAATCCCGCCCGTTTGCGCTTCGGTTTAATGGGCATTCCCAACAGGTTTTTACTTTAAGTATTCGACCAACTAAGTTCATGACATCCGATTTAATATTGATTTCATCACCTCTCTATTTTTATCGATCTTAGCGGTTACCTCTGCCAGACGTGCAATATTCTCTTTTATTCGCTTCTCACAGGCCGCAAGTTTTACTTCGTAATATGAATTTATAAAAGCCTGGTCTGATTCTTCTACTGTGCTATATCTTTCAAGTTCCATGGTCAAGTTTTTTAAGGTTACCCGGTGCCGGTATGGTGGCCGGAAAATCACCGGGTCTGATATCAATTAAATATTTGTCACCCGAAAACCCCGCTTCGTTGAGGTTATCTCTGAGAGCGGGGCAGCCCTGCCAAAAACTGACAGGTAAAAGGCAGGGTTATTTTTTCATATATTTAGGCCATTTACCTTTTTCTCTTATAATATCGTAAGGACTTGAAGTTAATTCAATAGCGTTAAAAGAAACCCAGGTTTTTGTATTACCATTCCATTCCACTTGCGCTCTATTTTTTTCAGCGTCAATATTGACTATTAAGCCGATCCTACCTACTACATAATCACCTTTCGACCTTACTACTTCTTGTCCGATTGTTAAATTTTCTAGTTTCATTTTGTCAAGTTTTAGTTGTTATTTGATGAAGTAAAGATACACCCAAATTAAAAACCAAACAATGACTTTTATCATGGTTTGATATGATTTTTGTCAGGTATTTGATTATAGTTTTCGGTTAATTTACCGTCTCTATCATGCGTACCAAGCGATATAAGAAATTTTTTCGATTTCTTTTTCGAACTTGAAATGCTTTTCATGTATTTTTTTATAAAACTTTTCAATATATTTTACATTTAGTTCGCTCTTCAATGCGTTGGATCATTGAACGATACTTATAATCAGTTTCATACATATTATTTACAATTCTGCGACTATGTAGTGCTGTTGCGTGGTCTTGATCAAACCGACTCGAAGCAGTTTTCAAACTCATGGATTGAATCATTTTTTTTACAATTATTTGGCGTGAATATACAACTGGCGGTTTGCGTGTTTTTTTCATCAGATCATTAACACTTACTTTTTCGCCAAAATACTTAGATACTTCTTCGCATACAACCTCTTCGAAATGGTCGCCTTTAATGTTTTGCTTTTTATTTACTTCAACCTTAATGCCTACTAAGGCTGTCAATTCAATTATTCTTTTTATGTAACAATAAATAAATTTCATTGATTGACCTGGTTCCGCTGTTATCTTTATTTCGTAAATCATAGTGCTTTTTTAGTTGTTTCTATTATGCCAATTTGAGTTGATAGATACAATTTCATCTATCAACTAATTATAAAACAGTTTGCTAAACATCGTTGTTTCCGTCTTTTTTACAATAAAAGCAAACCGATTTGCTAACATCAGGTATATTTAATTTTTTAACCTCGCTTTCGTGGTATCCATTAAGTAGCGCCACTAATGTAGTTAGTTTCATTCCTGCTACATGTTCATCTCTTATCATTGTTGGTATGTGTTCTATTATGTAATCTATTGCTTTCATCACTCTTTATTTTTCAAGTTAAAATATTTCTCTTTTATCTCATCCAATTCCCTCCACGCTGCCCGGCCTTCAGGGGGTAGGTTGTTAAAAGCAGTTGCACATAATATCGATTTACAGCCTAACGATTGAATTTTACATCCCATGTACGACAACGCAGCGCATTTATTACAACATCCGTTTACCGTGTTGTTTTTTCGATTCACCACGCATTTATCGCCTTCGAACTGGCACGGGTTGAATATTATCAGTAAGTCGGAATACTCATCATACAGTAAGTTGTATAATGTTTTTTCGTGCTTCTTTAGCCGGTCAAGGCAGCGGGTGAGGGATTTAAAGTGAATTATTTTCTTCATATAGTTCTCGGTCCAATTCGGCTGCTATTAAAGCAGCCGAAATAATTAACCGTTCTCGATAAGGTTTTTGAATCATTTTTAACCATTGACTTTCGTCCCAATTAGAGGGAATGTCTTTCATGGTTGGTTTTTTTAACAACATCGCACCGGCCGCGTCAACTAACTGAGAAAAGCGATTGTAATAAGCATCGCTTTGTATGCTAATTTTATGTTTTTCTAACTGTTCGCGTCTTTCTTGAAAAATTAATTCTATTCCTGTTTTCATATGCCTTGTTTAAAGTGAGTTTTCATTTATAGTTAATTCGGTTCCTGTTTAGTCTCCACAAATGTAGACAGAAACCACATTCCGTATACTTCTTCTAATTTTATCCAGTTGATTTTTTCAGGCATAAACATGCCAAAAAAGTTCGACCATTTCGATAAAGTTGTATCAACTTCACTAATAGTAACCTTTTGACCTTTTATTAAGACAATCTCCCCTGCGTCATTGATAACATCGTGATCGACGGTTAAAAAATCGCCTTTTTTTAATTTCATATGCTTTATTTTAAAATTATATCTTGTCCGAACCTGGATTGATCGCCTATCCAGAAATGCCATTCGAGAAGCTGTTGAACAATAAAATACGGCTCAAATCGCGGATCTTCAATGATATATTTATTTTTTTCATAATCAAAATAATGATCATTATATCCCATGTGTTCTTCGTCGATCATTTCTGATAATACTTCACCAGGAATAATTTTTTCGCCTTCGATTTCAATTTCTTTATTGAGATCGGGAAGAGGGCGAAGGATTAATTTAAATTCCCATTTATCTATATTTTCTAACAAATACGCCGACTTTCGAATGTCTAATGTATCTATTTTTTCTTTACCCTGATAAGATATTTTCATTTTAACTTTATACGGTAAATACAGGGTTGCTTCTTTTAGTGTTATCATGACTTTTTAGTTTAGTTTATATTTTTCAATCGTTTAATCTCAATTTTGCACCAATTTTCCAGTTCTTTTATTTCGCTTCTGGAATATTTTTTAGTTGAATGCTTTAATTTTTCTAGCTTTTCAACTTCTTCTATTCCATAATCCCGGATGAGATTTTTCCGAAAAACTTCTAAATTCCCATTTAGCGTATGGTTACATTTATAACACTGTGGCTTACAGTTAATTATAGAAAATCTAGTTTCCATATTGGCCCTGGGGACATAATGACCGCATTCTAAGTAAATCCAATAAGAAGGAACTCCGCAGGTATAACAGTGGTTCCATCCCTTCCAATCTGAACCGGTAAGTCGAATGACTTCTGAAAATAGTTTATCTAAAGTAGCTCCGATCATGATTAATTAAATAAAATTTTTAATCTGCAATATTCCCAATAATTTCAAAATCGTTTATCTGATCTTCAAAAAAGAAATTACCGTCGCATCTATGGCATGGGATAACGATTTCTTTTGTTGGTATGTCTAATTGGGCAAATTCAAACCCATTGCAGTTATCACACCATACAACGCAATTACCGTCTTTATCGTAATCACCTTCAAAGACCTTTTTACCATTTTTGTCTTTTCGGTTTATAAATTGACTTAATGAATTAGGTTCAATGCCTATCCATTTATTTTCGTCAATTTCCATAAACACATCGTCCTTTTTGCGCTTAATAATACCTTTAGCAACGGTCATACTCTCAACCCATTCTCCGGTATTCACCGATTTTCCTTTAAATAGTATTTCTCTTTTCATTTTAGTATTTTAAATTAGTGAAATGCCTTATCTCCATGTTTTCAACAGGTTTATTGAAGTATTGAAAGAAGTGTTCATCATTGTTAAACCCGTCATTTTGCGCTAAATTACTTACCTCATTTAAAGGTAATTCATTTTCATCAATAAAAGGCCATAAGCATCCGTGAAATTTATCCAAATCAAAACGTTGTTTACTCACAATCATAATTGGCGGCATGAAATCAAATTGAGCCGGGATGGATGGATTAGGATTGCGCTTATAAGGTTTGTAAGTCCAGACAAATGGTTGAACAAATTGGCCGACTTTGAAGCGGTCGGACTGATTGCGAATGGTGTGAAGTTTTGGAGTATAATTAAATGGGCTAATCCAGATTCCACATTTATTCGCTCTGTCCAAATATTCGTCAAATCGAAGACACGAATCAATATTATTTTTAATTAACATATTCCACAGTTTTTCAATAAAATGAGTTTCTTCTTCCCAAGGAAATTTTAACATAAATGGTATTTTCATATTTTTAGTTTAAATGGTTTATTAGGATAATTTACAACTCTTGGAGACATACTTCATTTTATGAATTAAATCCGCTTTACTTAATCCTTTTGAGCAATAAGAATTTATTAATTTAAATAAATCTTTTTCAAAATCAGAAGCATTACCTGTAATTTCAGGATTAATTTTTTCTTCAAACATCACAAGGAGATTACATAGGTGTCCTAAATCAGTAAAAATAGGCTTTTTCTCATATGATTCAGTTTCAAACCCAAAGTATTCTTCTATAATTAATTCGTGTATAGGTCGTTCCATATATGTAATTTTTAAAATGGTGTTTCTTGTTCAAAATTTGCGTTGGGTTCGATCCGAGAATTAGGATTAATATCTGAATTAATTTCAAGGCCATATTCGTTTACTAATTTACCATCAATGATAGTATTTTCAAAACCTACAACCACTGGTAATCCGTCTTTAATAGTAAATTGAAATGATTCAAATTCTTCATCTCTCATATATTCAGGCGAAACATCTGAAAAATTTGAGCCCTTTTCTTTATTCACTGAAATTATCGTTTCTGCTTTATTCATTAGTTCAGTTCCAAGGTGACCACGGGCGTTATTATCACCTTTATTCATGTGTAATACTAAACATAAATGGCAGTTGTAAACCTCACTTATTCTCATTAATTCGGTTACAAGTTCGTTCGACTGTTCTAAGTTATTGAAGTCAGCAATTAAATCCCTCACCCCGTCGATAACAGCAAATGCAACTTTATTAATTTCAAAGTACTTTTGAATTATTTGCATCCGTTCGTGTGAATTATATTTTCGAAGCGATAAAACTTCGAAATTAGAGAATAATCCTGCCAGTTTGATAATCCTTAATAGTACTCTTTGCGCCCGGTACCTGCCCTGCTCAGTATCAAATAGCACTATTTTTTCAGTCGTTCGACGGCCTCGAATCTTATTAAATAAAATACCTATAAACATCGATGCAATAAGCATTGTAATAAAGAACGTCTTACGGCTTTTTGCTTTACCCAAAATCGTTGAAAGGTTTCCGCGTGTGCAAATAGACCGGGACTCACCATTATCATTAATCCATATCAAAACCTCTGATTGCGCAATGCTTTCATTATGCTTTACAATCGATTCGATCAAAGCATTTTCGGCGTTAAATTCGTCTTCTAATAGTAATTTCGGGTCAATCATTGGTTTACGAATGTATTTATATATTCTTTCAGTTCCTTAAAATTATCGGGCCAACGTTCTTCAATCAATCGGTAAATTGAAAGGTGTTCGTGAACGTCGAATAATTGTTTCAATGTGAAAGGTTTAATTAGTTCTACTGAGTGTTCCAACATCCAGTCAATACAGTCTTTACGAAGTTTAATATAATCAATATCTGAACATCCACAGAGAGCGAATAAATCAGAATACATTTCAAATTTATCCAAAAAATCGGTTGGTTGTTTAAATTTATGTGCTTTCGATTGAAATTCAACAAACCGGTTATCTCTGAAATTTAATTCGGTTATAATCCTTTCAAGAATAGAATTCACATAGTTCTTTTTGGCCTCTGAAAAACCTTTTAAAACTGGTTGCATAAGGTCTTTTAATTTCTTTACGTCGTCTTCTACGTTAGTTTTCATTGTAGTACTTTTGTTAATGCGGTAAGTATGGATGCAACATTTACAATCCTGTAGTTTGTCGAATTCGTTTCAACTTCAATGATTGCTTTTTTGAAATACTTAAAAGTTAATCCTTTATGTCTTTCAGAAATAACTTGGTAAATACGGTCGGTAATATATTTTAAATTCTCTTTTTCAACTTTCTGAGTATAATCATTACAAAGAGTTTGAACCATATTATAAATTATTTTCTTTGCCTCTATTGGCTCTATTGATAAAATTACTTTATTGTCCATATACTGAGTTGCTAGGTTCAAATTGTTTTTTTGAATTTTGTATTTTTAAAAATATATCGATATACAACACTTTGCTCTTGTCTTTTTCTCTAAGTTTCAAAGGACTTAGAAAATTGTCACTCCAAAACGAATCCGCCTTAGCATTAAGAATTGCCTGTTTAATCTGATTTATAGTATATTTATCTATCCTTACAAGTTTATCGAAGCAATCCAATGATTTTATAGTTATATACTTTTCATCAAAATAAGTTTTACATTTTTCATTCAATTCAATTAATTCTGGGGAATATTCTTTTCTTTCTTTCTTATCTTTCTTTAATTCTTTAGTTGTAGTTAGTTGTTTGTTAGTTGTTTGTTGATCGTTTGTTAGTTGTTTGTGTTTTTGTTTGTTAGTTGCGTCTTTTAATTCTTGGTAACTATCATAATTACATATAGTTATAATAGTATATTTGTTTGTTGATTTGCTCGTTATTTCTCCGGTGTTTTCAAGGCGTTTTAAACAAGTTCTTAAAGTTTGGTGTGAAATTTTTGTAGCTTCATTTAACGAATTTATTCCAGTTAAAATTTGACCTCTTTTAATAGTTATTCCACGCCATTTTTTTTCTTCAAAATTAGCCGCAATCAAAAGATATATAAATAATTTTACCATATCATCGACTTTAAACCATTCCCAGTCAAGAAACTTTCTATGTAATTTTATCCAACCTTCCATTACATTTGTTCAATTAGCGTTTTAAGATAATCTACTAATTCAATTGCGTCATCCTTATCTAACTCAATATATCCATGATATAAGAGATCGCTGCCAGTATCACCTATATTTATATATAAAAATCCTTTATTATTTATATAAGCCTCAAGCGAATTACTGTTTTCATCATCAAATACTATTCTTTTTGCCATGATTTTAATTTTTAATTTTTGTACCGTCCCCCGGATCGAACGGGGGTAAATACCGAAACGGTTAAAGTTCATACTCTTGTAAGGCTTTATAACTCCTAAGCATTTCAACAGTATCTCCTGAAGAAATAGCTCTCTCAGCACTTTTAATACTACCTTTCATAAATCCTGACGCTAACAATCCGGCTCCTCCAGGTAAAGATTCATACTCTTTAATTATTTCTCTTACCCTATTCATTTCGGTTTGTAATCCTTCAATTAAATTTTCCATAATACTTTTAAATTAAAAAGCCCCTAAAAAGAAAAATCCGAACGGGTAGAAAGGAAGTGACAAACTCCCGCCGAACGGATTAAACCTTTTAGAGGCTATATTATTAAATGAATTTTCGTTTTTCATTGTCGTTTACTTTTTAAGCTTTATCGGGTTTCCTACTCCCCGGCGTTAAGCGATTCAAATATAGTAATTATTTTTTGATTTATTCAGGAAAATCATTTATTCCTGTTAATATTTTTTTAAAAGGCAGAGCAACGATGTCGTGTATTTGCATTACATCTTTAGGTAAACATTTGTAAGCTTCTGGAAATTCTTTTTCAATTCTTTTTGCAGTTCTTAACTTCAATAAGGATTCAATAATTTGTTCCCTCAATTGCCGGCGTTTATTTTCCATATTCTTAATGTCCTGTTCAAAAGATTTAATTTTTTCAAAATCTTCATTGCTTACATTTATTGAATAGGAATCATACCTGAATCTTATGGCAGAAGTTATTCCAATTTGAATTGAAGAATAGTAACTTTTAAAATAAAAGGTTGATCTTTTTTGAATCCAACCTTCCGGGATAGAACTTACATTTTCCCATACATTACTATCAATACTTTTAATAGCTAAATCCTGACAGAAGTCAGAAAGTTCTTTTTGTTTTTCAGAAATTTTTTGATTTACAGATTTTAGCATATTATGTGCTGTTTGTTCAGCAATTGACTTATTTATATATTTCATACTTTTATTTATTTATGCCTTTCGGCGGTTAATTACAAGTTATAAACTCCTTTTCTTTCTTCTTCGGAAATTTCAGAAATATGTTCTTTTGGAAACCGGTTATGCCATTTGCCAAATTCTGTAGGTTTGCCATCATCAAAAAACTTTGGGCCACATTCAGAGCAAAGCGGTTCGCCTTTAAAACCTTTGTTGGTTTCGTCCCAGATAAACATGTCTATCCTGCTACGAGTCCAGTAATGACCCAGTGCAGTATTTTCAATACATTCACATTTTGAACATTTAAATAGTCCCATGATTTTATTTTTTTAAGGTGTTAATCCCTTCCATTCGGTATTGGTTTCTATCTAAGGAACTGAAAGAATATATAAATACATTGGTGTTAATCCCTTCCATTCGGTATTGGTTTCTATCCAACTAGTAATAAAATCTTTGATTT